GCTTTCTATCCTCAACCTTTCCACAAGTGGAGACAAAAGAATGACTACACGCATTGTTACCGGAGCCAATGGAATTAAGTACATCACCAATGAGCCGTTATTACACCCGCCACCACAACGCCAACCTCTTAGCTATCACAAAATTGCACAGATTCTTGACCATGAGCGCATGAAGTGGAACAAGTCACCGCCAACCTATGAGTTTGATTTTGCGTTTGCCAGAGCTATTGAAGCCGCCCACGGCATTAAGGAGTAAGACATGAACACTTGCCCAAACTGCGGAATGGTCAAAGGGCTGCACGCCAGCATATTGCCGGGATGCAAGTGCCCGTGGACACCGCAAGAGACCGACTGCTACGGCGATGGCAACGTATATCGTGGAGTTAGAAGCAAAGATAGCTTTAACCCCGACTGGGACACCGAGGCCGTGCTGGTTGAAGAAATGCAACGCATGGCAAAGCGCATTGAAGCACTGGAAGCAATGCTGACTTACCAAACAGCCCGCATCGTTGACTTGCAGACACACATTGAAAACCTTGAAGGAGAAGAATGATGCAGGCACGAATAGTAAGACGCCCTGAGGGTTGGTACAACGTAGAAACGCGAGTTTGGTACTGGCCTTTTTGGACACACCGCAGGATGTGTTATTCCGGTACAAAAGAATCTGAACATCGCCACGAGGCTGTGGCATGGGCAAAATACTACACCAACCCTGAAATCGCGGAGGTTAAATGAACGCACGAGACAAAGAGCTTGCTGTGCAGGCGGGGTTTGTTGCATACGAGCTAGAGGACCACACCGAATCTGGATACGACATTCGCTATGAACGCTTCGCCGACCTCATTCGTGCCGACGAGCGTGAGGCTTGTGCTGCTGCCTGCACTGCAATTGCACTCAAGTCATCAAATGTGATTCTTGGCGTTGCTGTCGAATGTGCAGAGGCAATCAGAGCAAGGGGGAACACATGAAATTGTCCACAGTCAATAGATATGAACTTGTGTTGCATGATGTACCAATGTGCGCGGTGTGCAACAAGCCAGTGGAACGTGTTGAGTCCATGTACGACTATGCATGGGCGGCAAAGCGGTTTCGCGTGTATTGCCACGGCGACATGGAAGAGGCCATGCTTGATGATGTGACCATTGAGGATAGCAACAGCGTTTGTTTTGGTCAGGCATTTATTGACAAACTACCACAACCACAATTGGGGAACACATGACCGACTACCTAGCCGGGGGCACTGAGTTCATGTACCCACACGCTGGCGACCCACCGGCCCCAGAGAATGTGAAGGTGCTACTGCTTACCCGTGGCGGCGTCTGTACTACCGGCCACTGGCACCGTGACTGGTGCCTAGGGTGGCTACCCCTACCCAAACGAAACATGAAAAAGGAAGACCAAAAGTGAACGACATACCGAACTTTGCAGCTTGGAGCAATGAGAACCTGGCTAACTTTGCCAAAGATTCTTATCTTCGTATGCAGCAACAGCAGGACGCCATCATGCAGCTTCGGGGTGATCTCAAAGACGCTATGGTCGAGTTACGCAAGCAGGCTGGCGACAGACTGAACATGGGAAACCCGGTTGCCCCAACCCTTACCAAAGGTGGGCCAAGTCGGTAACGACTCAAGGAACTGAAGCCGCCTGTCGTTGTACTGCGCAATGATCTCCAGTGGACTAAATGCGTCTACAGCAGCCAAAGTCTGTTTGCCGATAGAACCATCCGCTGGGACTCCTGCGACCTCTTGCAGCCACTTTACAGCCCTTCCTGGCCCGCTGTTGATGGCTGCATCGAACACAGCATAGTCAAGACCCGATGGCAGCAGGTCACACGATGCCCGATCCCAATATTTCCGCTTGTACAGTGGCGCTACATCATCAGGTGTCAAGGCGCGCATGTCAGCCTCTGACACTGGATGACCTACATATTCTTCCCATGTAGCCTTGGTACAGCCTAAGTTAGTCATGCCGCCTGGGTCTTTGGGGTGATTTACAAAGCCACCCTCGGATGCCAGTACACGGGCTAGGCAATCAATGAAGTTCGATTTCATTGTGCTGCAACACCTTTGATCTTTTCAACCGTGCGAAGTGCACCTAGGCCAAGCATCCCCATCAGCACGGGGAGCATCTCGGACAAGTTAGCCGGAGACAAGGGAATCTCGATCTGGTAGACCTTGAGCGCCATTGATGCAATGGGTAGGCCGATCCAGTTCCAGGCGCAAGCAGCACCGCAGACCCACCCCACGAACGGTCTCCATCCAGAAACGAAGATGGATGGGTTTGCAGCTTCCACCTTGTTGGTGTCGATCTGCCCTTGGACAACCATGACAGCCGCCGCAAGCTGTTGTTTTTCTGCCTCAGTCTTGTCAGGCCATATCTTGTTGATGGCCGTGTTGACCAGATCAGATACAGCGCCGAAGCCGGTGATGTCCATTACTTATCAGCCTTGTTTTCCAAACGCTCAAAGACCTTGTTCATGATGTCCTTGAGTTCCCGGATGTCTTCACGGTAATCAATCCGAGCTACGTAGTTCAATGGCAGTGCCCTAACATCAACATCCAAACGCTCAATCGACTTGGTAATGCTGTTCAATGTCCAACCGCCAAAGAAGGACGCAACGATTACCGCGCCATTAAAGAGAACTTGGTAATCCATGATGTTACTTGCCAATCAATGCGTTTTGGTTTTGAGATTCGGGTGCAAGGGCATTTTTAGGTTGCTCTTGCCTTGTGGCAACTCTTGCCGAAATTGTACCCGCTTTACCCCAAGATGCAGGATCAGACAATGCCCGAAGTGCTTTGCTTTTTTCGGCTGACGGTAGAGTATTTAACATTTCCAATGCGCTTTTTCCAGACGCCATACCTTTTTGCATTTCGGCAAAAATCTTCTTGTCAAGGCGATTTTCCAAAATATCCAACGTCATGTTTGCAACTGTCGTTTCGCGTCTTAAAAGACTTGGAAATCTAAAACGAAACGAATCCTCACCAATAACTTTTCCTAATGCCTCGGTGCCTGCCGCTGCTGCTTCTTTCATTGAAGCAGTACGCTCAACATTACTAGCCACTTTTTCTAACGTGGGCATTTTGTTGCCCATTTCTTTAAAAATGTCATAGCTGCCGGGGCCAAAGATAGCCTCTACTGCATCTGGGTTGTTACCGCGAACCAGTTTGACATACTCACTTGGCGCATCCTTAAACAATTGCGCGGCTTTTGCGGCCATTGCTTTTTGGTCAATAGCTTGCATACCTTGAGAGTACGTTTTAAGGTAATCTTTCCAACCTGTACCGCCAGCAGACTCAATAGCGTCGTCAATCAACGGACGCACTTCTTGAAGTACCTTACTCGTTACTTTGGCGCTAATCTTGGGATCAGTTTGCCCCAAGATTTGCATAATGCGCTCGTTAATACCTTCTTTACGAAGGGTGTACAAATCGTGTGCATCAATGACGCCGCCACCTTTTTCGGTTAAGTTGGCAATATCGTCTTTAATAGCTTGCAGCACTTTGGTCATATTGGAACTAGCACGAAGGCCCGGTGTAGCAAGTTTGGCATCAATGGCTGCTGTAATACCTCCAGCATCCAATGGTTTCAAACCATGTGCCTCAAGGCTACCGATCTGACGTTCAATAAATCCAGCTTCAGCACGGCGTTGTTTGGCAATGTTGGCAAACTCATCAGATGCTTGTTGCCATTGTTCTGACACGAAGCGATTAGCACTTTCAACACGCCTATCGCTTACACCGGGAATAGTTGATTCTGAAACTCCACCACGAGCAGCTTGAGAACGCGCAACCATCAATCGTCTAGCAGCATCATCTGCAACATTTGCACGTTGCAATGCTTCTGTGCCAGCATGAATGCCAGATACTCCAGGTGCTGGGGTACCAGCCGCACCAGAGGGTAGGTTTGCAGGCATACCTTCTCGCAAAGCATTTACCATGCTTGCTTGACGCTGCTCTAATCTAGGAGCCAATTGATTAATGGTTTGAGCTGCCTGATTAGCTGCCTGCAATGGCACGTTTCTTAGATCAGCCGTCAACTGATTTAGTCGTTTGATGGATTGCTCATAAGCTGCTCGCATTTCTGTTTCATTGCCACCCTCGGCCATGCGTTGCAGTACGGCCAAGTCATCTGCCGCTTCGCGCTTTAGCAAAGTAGACCTTTGGTCTGTTTTTCCAGCCATCTCACCAAACGCTTGCCAAGCATCTTTTTGAATACCTGATGTGGCTTGTGCGGCAGTTACATCTTCTGGTGCAGCAGCAAGAGCGGCACGGATAGCTCCAATTCGATCACCCGCAACATCACGCGCAATTTTTCCAGCGCCAACTTGTGCCAATTTGCCGCTAAAAGCATCAACTAAAAATCCTGCACTTTTAGCCAGCCCTTTAACGATAGGGGGCGCTGCAACAGCTAGACCTGTACCAACACTAGTGCCAGCACCAATTTCGTCAGGGTTAATAAGCGCCGCAGTTGCACCGCCAGTTACACCACCACCAACTACACGCGCACCAATGTCAGCAGCACGAGTTGCCAATGGGATTGCTTGAGGTGCAACACCGGGAACAACTTTAGCCGTGGGCAATAATCCAGAACTAAAACCAGATGATCGCAAAGCATTGACAATTGGGTTAATCACGGTTGGCGCATACGGCGCTGCTGCTGCTAACGGCTTAGCTATTAAACCGCCAAGTGGCGCGGTAATAGCCGTTTGCCCCATAAACTCACCACCAAATTGTGCTGCCTTTAAAGGTTCTGTTGTTGGTTCTGCCCAACCAAGTTTTGCATAAAGATTGCGTGTATTTTCAAGAAATATCGGCGAAAGCAAACCTCTAAGTGCAGCTATTGTTCCCTCTGCTTCAGCTTCAGGTTGCGGCGCAGTGGTAAACATACTTGGTATATTAGGCGTCGATCGACCAACTGGAACGCCACCAGATGGTGCGGCAGGTGTCTGTTTTTGTAACCTTAGACGGGCACCGGCAAGTGCCAATGCTTGCTGCTGCTCAACGGTCATTTCTGCCATAGTTTTTTCTCCTCTGGTGTCATTACATTCCAAAGTGCGGCATCAACACCGGCAGGCGCGGCAGCGGGTGCCGCAGGCGTAACTTTACCCGATACTGTACTTGAGATAACGGGCGATATTAACGCCTGCATTGCCGTATCCATTTCCGGCGTCCATGCTTTACCGGCACGGGCTTTTGCACTTTGAATTAAACTAGTCATACGAAGTTGTTTGGCAGTTACGGTTTCGGGTTTGTCCGTATATGCTGGAATATACGCATCCATCTGACCCTGCAATTGCTCTTTGTTGTATGCAGCGCCGGTCGCCAAATACAGCAAAGCATCAAGAGCATCACGTTGTGCACCTTGGACAATTTGACGATTGGCAGGGCGAACTAAATTTGCAGTTCCACTCATGCCCATAGAAGAAGCCAATGCTTCTGCCGCACCCGGTTGTACCGATGATGTGTCTTTACCTGTGATAGTTTTAATTTCATTAGCTGCGTTTAACAATCGCCCAATGTTAGAAGCAGCTTGCTGTTCTGAAACGGCAGTTTTAGTTGAATCTTTACCTTGAATTGGCACACCAGTTGCGCCAATGACAGGTCTTGCCACTGGTGCAACACCAGCAGGCAACCGTGAGGGTACTGCAACAATGTTGCCTTGAGCATCTGTTTGGTATGTGACACCTTGCGCTTCTTGAGCCAGACGCTGCTGTGCAACTCCCAAATTACCGCGAGCAACCCCCAGTTGACCCTGAGACACTTTGAGCTGACCTTCACCTGTGGCGGCAACTCGTGCAGCATTTTCAGCAGCAAGTCGCTGAGTAAGTGTTTGACCCATTGCTATCTCAGATTCTATGAACGCGGGATCATACGCAGCAGGATAATCAGCTAAACTTTCAGGAGAAACCAAATGTCCCAATGCGCGTTTTGCTTGATCGTAAGTAGCTTGATCTCTTGCACCACGCAAAACACTTGACGCAATTTCAGCAGTTTTTAATTGCTTGGTTAGACCTGCCGCCTCAATATCGGATTGAGTTTTCTTACCAGTAACCCCAAGATTTGCAATCTCAGCCTCAGTTTTTCGACCAGTCAGTGCAAGATTTTTAGACTCAGCTTGAGACTTCTCATAAGCCAAACCTTGCGTTGGGTTAATCCTATAAAGCTGATTTACGTAGTCGGGCGATGAGCGGTCAAGTTGACGAAGTGCATTTGTTTCCTCAGCCGCCCGCTGGTACTCAGCCATCTTCATCTGGTTTAGTTGATTCGCCTGCTGACCCTGCTGCAACTGTTGCATCTTGCCATATTGGACAAAGGGGTCTTGAGGTGCCGCAAATTGATAGCCTTGGGCTAGTTGGTCAGCAAGTGCCATGATTTATCCTTAAGTGCTTTGTGACCGACTAAATTGACCATAGGGGTCTATTGTCATATTTTGGGGTGTCATGTAGGCTGGTTGACTAACAGCAGGTCTTTGGTTTTGCGCTAACCAATTGGTAAAATTGGTTTGATTCTGATATGCGCTTGCGGCAGTACCAAGACCACCAGCCAATGTGTTGGCAGCACCTAATTGAGCAGACCCTGCAACATTGGCAGCGTTGCCCATAGTCGTTGCAGCATTAGCCCCGTAAGTGCCCGCAGCAGCGGATTGCTGATTGGCTGCTGACTGACCAGCCGACATTATGCTGCCCAGAGGATTAAGCTGGTTTGCCCGGTTAGTTTGGTAGCGACTGAAGGCATTGCCATATTCTTCAGAAGCCAACCCTTGAGCGTACTTTTGAGCGCCCATCATGGTTCGACCAGATACAGCACCGCCTTGAGCGCGCGCCCCACCAGCAAGTTGCTTCATGCCCTCACTCAATCGGAACGCATAACCTGGATCAGCCTGATAGTCGGCCATGCTGAAGTCTTTGGCGTATTGCCCATATCCAGGTGCTGCCTTGTCCCCACCCAGTCCGAGCAATGACAACATCTTATTTTGAGCAGTAAGACCAGCTTCACGATATGGAGCGTTTAGTGCAGTCTGCTGACCGTAAATATCGCGTTGCAGGTTGAGCGCATTCGTCGATGCGTCAGCCGATGTGCTTGCTGCTTGTCGGGCACCAGCGGCACCAATAAGTCCACCAGCCAAATTAGCACCAATTGCTAGAGTTGCTGGGTTTAGGGAAGACAGATATGAACCAGCTTTACCAAGTGCGGCAGCAGCACCAGAACCCAACTCAGCAGCAGTAGTTCCTAAAGTTGAAGCATACCCAGCAAGACTTCCAGATGCTTGTGCAGTTTGAGCAGCAGTCGATAGCGCGGCAGCACCTTCAGCAGTACCACCCACTGCTGCGGCATCCGCAGCAGCCGCAGATGCCGCAGCCTCACCTGTAAGACCCAAGTAAGGTGCACCAAAGTAAACAGCGGCAGCAATGGCGGCAGCTTTACCTAGATCGCTGTGCAGAACATCGGTAACGGCATTGCCAACACCAGATACGGCATTGGAAACATCTTCTCCTGCGCTTTTAAACCAACCACTCGGATCATTAAAAAGTCCCATAATTTACTCCAGTAACAGCACGTTGCTAGGTGCCGCTTATATGTCTATTATCCCACTACCCAAGCTGTACCGTTATCGAACACAGGGATAACTACCGCACCACCGCCAACAACCACTGCCCCAAACGCTGGTGCCAAAGCATTAGTTACCCAAGCTCTGCGCCCTTGTGTCCCTGCTACTGGCAGCGTTGCCACAGTGTACGCGACTCCAGTGCCCGTGCCACCATTTGCCACTGGCAATATGCCACTGACTTGAGTAGTCAGGCTAACCCCGCTAAGAGTGCCACCAAGGGTCAAATTGCCCGTGCTTGTGACAGTCCCGGTTAGGGTAATGCCGTTAACTGTTCCCGTGCCGCCCACGCTGGTAACCGTACCCACGTAGGCATCATTTGAGGTGATTGTAAAGTTAGGGTAAGTACCAGTGACCGTAGTTGTACCAGCCCCTGTAAGCACCACAGTTCGATCTGGCAGCGTATTGGTGACGGTAATTGTGCCTGCGCCATTGGTCACAGTAATGCCGGTGCTGGCCGTCAAAGTGTGCAGCGCGTAGCCCGTGCCGTTGCCAATCAACAGTTGACCGTTGGTTGGAATAACCCCTAGGCCCGTGCCGCCGTTGATCACCGGAGTAATGCCGGTTCCCGTACCCGTAACCGAGTAGATGTTGTTGAACCACATGAACCACTCGCGTGATACCGTGTTCGTCTGCACGTCCACCAATGGGACGCGAGGCGCTGGGATTTGCGAGATGTTTGCGGCCATCAGCTTGCAGTCGGTGAAATCAACAGTTCAGCGCCCATGATGGCAATCTTCACAGGATCAGTGCCAGACACTTCATACACCCGGTCACGAATCTTCTGGGTCATGCCCAGCCGACGCCAGATCGTGCGGTAACCGTATTGGCCGATAGCACCCATCTCACGCCAGTGTTCATTTGACCAAGTGTGACCGCCGTCATCTGACCAGCGGAGCATGGCCTCTGGCTGGCTACCTTGACCCACGACCAACCCCACACCTGTCTCAGCATCAAGCTGGAGACTGTGCTGCGCGGTGCGCTTAAGGTTGTTCTGTCCGGTGGGCAGTGCGCGCCATGAGCGCAGCCACTTTTGAATGGTGCCGTTGTCAGCGTACACATCCAGATCGAACGTGTAGATGTTGCCGTTCTCAAAGTCGCCCACGATAGTGTTGCCACCAAAGTTGCACTGGCAGTTACTACGGTGCCGCATAAACTCACCATTGTTAAACCCTGCGCGCTCATGCCACGCCTGAGTCGCCACATCGTAAACCCAAGTGGCGTTGGCGCTGGGGAACGTCAGCACATAGAAACCGTGACCTTCTTGCTGGTACGTATAG